GGAGACGCGATTGGCACCATTGACGACGCTGATTACTTTCTAGCAGATTATGGAATATTAACTGCTGGAGATATTATTTTTGTAAATAGTGGTGGCTCAAACGGAGTTGTAGATATTCTTATAGTATCTGCTTCTTCAAGCTCAACTGTAACAACAGTAATACTTGCTTAAATTAAAATAATGAGGGGGGAAAATCCCCCCTTGTTTTAAATTATTATGGCAACAACAAAAATAGATATATGCTCCACAGCTTTAGTAATGATTGGAGCAAACACCATTACTTCTTTTTCAGATGATAGTACTGAAGCTACTGTGTGTAATACTGTCTATGAAGATATTTTAAAATCTGCATTAACTCGTCATAGATGGCGATTTGCAACTGAACAACAACAACTTTCATTATTAACTGCAGCACCTACTGGAAGATATGCATACGCATATCAATTACCAACAAGTCCTGAATTACTTCAATTAATAACTTTAACTGTTAATGATTTTGTTATTCCATATGAACGATATGGCGATAAAGTTTATTTAGATAATTATGGTAGTACATCTACTGTTATATGTGATTATATTTTTCGCCAAGATGAAGGTGAGTTTCCTCCCCACTTTATCTTGGCACTTCAATATCAATTAGCTAGTTTATTTGCTGGGTCAATCGCAAGAGATTCAGGAATGATTAAACAATTTTCTGATATGGCTGAACGTCAATATTTAGTAGCTAAAAATATTGATTCTTCTGAAAGAACAACAAAAACTTTAGATGTTACTCGTTTTCAAACTTTAAGAAATTCAGGATAATATGGCTAGAACACTTAGGACTGTTCTAACTAATTTTAGTGCTGGAGAACTTAACTCTTTATTAAAAACTAGAACAGACGCAAAAGCATATTTCAATGGCGCACAAACTTTGCGTAATTGGTACATGATGGATAGTGGGGGAATAATGCGTCGCCCTGGCACTTCATATAAAGCAACTTTACCAGCAGAAGCAAGATTACTTCCATTTGTTTTTTCAGATGATGAA